AGTTGGACCAGTTATTCCAGTGGGGCCTGTTACAGTAGAAGAAGCTCCAGTTGGACCAGTTCTTCCAGTGGGGCCTGTTACAGTAGAAGAAGCTCCAGTTGGACCAGTTATTCCAGTGGGGCCTGTTACAGTAGAAGAAGCTCCAGTTGGACCAGTTATTCCAGTGGGGCCTGTTACAGTAGAAGAAGCTCCAGTTGGACCAGTTCTTCCAGTGGGGCCTGTTACAGTAGAAGAAGCTCCAGTTGGACCAGTTATTCCAGTGGGGCCTGTTCCTGCTCCTTCAAGAATTGAATCCAGAATAGATGATTGTGCTGATATTAATGAATCAACATAAATTTTATTTGTAATATTATTATCAGATGAAGGTATTCTATTTGAAATCAATTCTGAATTATTAAAATCTATAACCGAATCTGTAATTATAGCAGCTGTACCCAAATGTAAAGTAGACATCTTTATCTATATATATATATTTATAAATACTAATAATATTTAATTTATTGAAACATAAAAATTTGAATTTATAAATTCGAAACCAACTTGTGTCGATGGAGTCATAGTATATGTTGTTGATCCAAATTGAGGAATACCATTAATATTATACATTAAAACAGGGTCTGTAGAAATTATTACATTAGCAGTAGTTGATGTATTTACAAGTTTAAAAAATTTATATTTTGTTGCATTTAAACTTAAATTAAAATTTAATATATTAAAAGTTACAACTCCAGTTGAAAAAAATGTATCCCTAATAACAATAATATTATGGAATGCAATATCATCATAATCTATAGTGAAAGTTACATCTTGAGAAGTTACTGTTAGATAAGTCAATTTATCTTTTTGTATTGTTGAATTTACAACGGCAAGTATTTTTTGAGACTCATATGAATCTGTAGCTATTTTAAAGTGTCTCATAATTTATTATTAAAAAATTATTTTTATATTTTTTTGTTTCACATCTTCTATGTGTATTATAAAAATAATTTAATTGTCTATATATTACGGTCTACCGGATACTGGAATTAAAGAAGAGTCCGAATCAAAAAAAAACTGAAATATTCTATTTAATCTAGCGCGAGTATCATTCGAATAAAGAGAATCATTTGATAAAATCATATTTTCATTTCCAAATTTACTTGAAATAGTTACCTGATTTAAAATAAAATCATAATTCAAAATATTATTTGAATAAATACTAATATTTAAAATATTATTTGATGGGTTAGAAAGAATGGTTTCACCCGGGCCAATTATTGAAGAAATTAAATTAAGTTGTATTTGAATATGATTAGGTGTAATTGGTGGGATGTCAAGAGCATAACAAGTATAATATCCAGGTGTTAATATTTGTAAATTTTGATTTGAAATAGAATATAATGAACAAGAATAATAAAGTGAACCATTTATAGGTTTTGTAAAAACCATAATAGATGGTATATTTGTATTATTTGAATTTATATAAATATTAAAATATAAAGAATTTAAATCTGAAAATAATATATTATTTATACTCGAATAGAATGACCAATTTACGAACCTTGACGACGGTATTGATATTGATACCGGGGTTGAGAATGTAGTCGTGGTTCCTGTTGTAGATCCTGTAGTCGTGGTTCCTGTTGCAAATCCTGTAGTCGTTGTAGATCCTGTAGTCGTGGTTCCTGTTGCAAATCCTGTAGTCGTTGTAGATCCTGTAGTCGTGGTTCCTGTTGCAAATCCTGTAGTCGTGGTTCCCGTTGAAGGTATGAATGATATTGCCCCGCTTGAATTTGAAAAATACCATCCATCGTATCCTGTTGATATAATATTATCTGGCATAAAAAGGGGGAATACCCCTATCGGGAATCCATTTATATTTAATATAGAACTTGAAGGTTGAATTATTTTATTATAATTTATTAAAGATAATATAAGGGATTTTTCACTTGAGATTAAAGAGTCCACGTAATTTTTATTTGTTAAATTATAAATATTTTTAGGAACAAATGTATTTATCAATTCTGCCGACCCAAAATCAATAATATCAGAGTTTTTTATATATGTAGTTTTGGCATCTTCAATTCGTGGAGTGCCTTTAGAATTTAATATTATCACGTTTTTACACTCTATAAAATCTATTAGATTTATTTTGTATATTGAAATAATATCTAATAAAGGGTTTAAATAATTGTGATTAATAGATATTGTTGTGAATATAGAAACTGGAAAGTCTGTTACATTTGAAAATGAACATATTAAATTAGTAATATATGTATTAGAAGAATCAAATGTAATAGAATTTTCAAGAGATTCAATAAATATATTTAAAGATCTATCATCGTTTAAAAAAATTTCTTCAATTTTATTTAAATTTGACACAATTATAGATATAAAAAAACTTTTGAATTGAGTTGATTTTAATGTAAAATAATAAGTAGTCATTTTATAATATTAAAAATTTAAATATTTTATATTAAAAAATAGGAATAAAATTCCAACCTATTTCGGAAAAAATTTTAGAACAGATATTGTCGTGGAATTTTTTTCTTTCTATCGTTTTTAATATAATAAAATCTTCCCTTATACATTTATGTTTATTTTTAACTAGTAACTGGAAAAAAACATAGTGTGTATTTATAAAACTTTTTCTATTTATTGATTTTTTAAATAGTCTATCGTAAACTGTTGACAAGGTGTAAAAGTCCATCATCAATTTTTCTTCCAAGTATTCTATATTATCAGGTTTTATTGAGGTTAACATATAATGTATTAAATATACATCCTCGTAGTATTTTGAATATTTTAATTCTTTAAGAAAAATATTTATTTGAGTTTTTGTAATATTTTTAAATCTTATATGTTTTGGGGTATCTTTATCTCCTGTCAGAAGTCCATGTATTTCAAATTGATTTTCAATATCCAAATATACCTGATTTGGAATATTTATGCATTGCTTTCCTTGATACTGATCAATACAATTTTTAAAATTCTGATGTCTATCATATATATATTTTGATTGAGGATTAACTCTGTTACAATCTGTGTATGAAATTATGTTTATCATTTGTTTTTGATAATGGCAATTATTGCATATAACCATATCTCCATTTTCTGTTATAAAATCATTATCTACGTTACAATTTAAGCATTTTTTTATTTTTTTATTTTCTTTTTTTAAAAATGGATGGTATATATCCTTCAAAAAAATACTATTGAATACAAATGAATCATACCCTTTATTTTCAACCCCCTCATGCTTTACAACTTTTCCCATAAAATCAATTTTTTTGGGACGATTTATTGTTTTACTGCATTCATCCAATATTTCCAGGCTGTCGATCAGGTAAAAATTCATATTTTCGTTATTTTCTATAGAATTTAATTTATCTTTTATATTATTTAATTCTATTTCAAGTTTATTTATATATATAGATTTTTCATCCTGTTTACCCCCGGAATAAGTATCAAGCAAATTTTCTATAGAATCGATCGTATTTTTACAAAAAAACAATTTTTCTTTTTTTTCTTTATCAAGTTTATCTTTTACTAATAAATCTACATCTATAATATCTTCTTCCATCAAATTTATTTTATATTACGTTTTTATTTATAAATATATAATAATTAAATGAATATTGAAAAAATAAAAGAACAATGTTTTTTAGACACAGAAGACCCTGGTCAAATTGAAATTGGCCAACGATGTGTACCTCGAAGAGGCCAGCAGCTCAGCTGTGTAACGGGTGGAGATTACCACGAAGCGGACTCTGCCTCCTGCGAGCCGTGTACCTCGAATCCTCCGACTCGTGTACCGCGGAGCGGCACGCCTGTTCCACAGAGTGTAACGAGCGGGACGATAATCGGACCGAAGGAGAGTTTCACCGCTTTTAGCGGCGGCCTGTCCAAGGTCACCTCTGACCGCGGAGCGGCCTCCTCCTTCGGAGGTGAAAGAGGCGGCCTCGAAGAGGTACACAGCAGAGCTGCGGGCCTCGAAGAGGTACACAGCAGAGCTGCGGGCCTCGAAGAGGTACATGGGCGGGCTGGTGATCGGTCCGAAGGAGGTGATACTGTAGATCAGCCGCCGCTGACCGCGGAGCGGCCTCCTTCATTAAAAGACCCTCCTCATACAAGAGTCGAAGGTGACCTAGGAGAGGCCGCCTCCGACCCGTTCCATGGGCGGGCCGATTCTCGGTCCGAAGGAGGTAACCTTGGACCCATCGGAGAGGCTGGCGGCGAACCTATTCCAGAGGTTAAAAAGGAAAGAATTAATATTGAAAATGAATGTAAAAAAATGAAAAATATAAAAACATTGGTGTTGGAAGGGTGTGGAACATCCGGATTTTATATACTTGGATACATACAAAAAGCAATAGATATATATAAATTAGATTTGAATTCTATAAAAAATTATATAGCAAGTTCATCTGGAACGATTACATCTTTTCTTTTATCAATAGGATATACTCCTATGGAAATATTAATATATGTAGTCAAAGATTCTGGAATAAATTCGTCATTTGAAAAAATTAAAAAAATAAATATAGCAAATATGCTACTTGGAAAAGGGATTATTTCTTTTGAAATTATAAAGAAAATAATAACTGATATGACACTAGAAAAAATTGGATATATTCCAACGTTTAGTGATATTAAAAAAAAAAATAATATAAATCTAGTATTTTCTGTTTATAATATAACTAAACAGATGACAGAGTATATGTCCTATAAAAAATACCCAGAATTGAGCTGCATTGATTGTATAGAAATGTCATGTGCAATCCCTGTTATTTTTCCTGAAATAGTATACAATAGACAAAGATATATAGATGGAGCAGTGGGAAATTGTTTTCCAGTAGAAATGCTAAGTATACTAAAAGGACAGGAGTCGACTTCTGACCGAGAATCGGCCCGCCCGTGTACCGCGGAGCCTCCTTCGGAGAGTGACCGCGGGGACCTCTCCGAGGTCGCCTCTGGCAGTGACGCCGTGCAACGGGCGCCTGTTCCACAGAGTGAAACAGTGGAACAGGCGCCTGTTTTACAGAGTGAAACAGTGGGTAACGGGTCGCAGAAGCCGGCGTCCTTAGGACCTTCGACGTCGGAGACAGACCGCTCTGCGGCCGCCTCTTTCACCTCCGAAGGAGGAGGCCGCTCCGCGGTCAGAGGTGACCTCGACTTCGGACCGAGTACCTCTTCGATGCCACGGGTCGCAGAAGCCGGCCGCAGAGCGGTCGAAGAGGCCACCTCCTTCGGAGGTGAAAGAGGTGAGGGGGGGAAAGAAGGAGATTTTAAAAAAAACACTCTAGCAATATCATTAACAAACAGACATATTAAAGAAGAGATATGTTATATATACGAAAATCCGTTGAAATATTTACTTTCTTTATTTTTGATATATGTAAATGAAATTAAAAAAAATAAAAAAATTAATAAAGATAATAATATAATTTTTGTAGATTTGGATGTTTCCAATTCTAGCATAACAAATACAGTTTTAGAATCAAACATACAAATATTAGACATGTTTTCGTATGGATATAAACAATGTAGAAAGTAGTAAAATATTTATATCGGGTGAATTTTAATTTATAAATTTATTTATTTAAGATTATAAATAAATATGAATAACTATGTCAAGATTAAGAATTTCGGAGGAAATATTAGCACTCCAATAGATAATCCTTTATCATATTGTTTACAAGATGGTTTGAATCAAAAATTTTTACACGGAAGTTCTTCCACAACTTTAACTCCGCAAAGCAAAGAATGCAAAATGTTTATGTCTCAATATTGTGCAAAAAACTGGGACGAATATTGTGAATATGTTTTTAAAAACAAAGATTCGCAATATTCAATTGGAGCTTCTCCAAACGTTTATGGCGGGATACAATCCAATTCGATTGGAAACACACTTTTATTGAATACAGCAAAAGAAAAATACATAAAGTATATTCCCGATTGTTGTAAAGTATACATGCCCTTCGATCCAAATGTGGCTACTTCACCAAATATTTATTATTGGAAAAGAAATGGGACAAATGGAAATTGTGTTCCTGTTTATGAGGTGGATGCAGATACAATAGATTCGGACATAGTAATGAATAAAATTTTATCAAATCCAGGACCGTATATTAGTATTCTAAAAGATATATATAGATCAATGAGAAAGAACGGTAAATTAGGGAGTCTTGAAAAAACAAAATTAGGAGATTTTTTCAAAAAAACAGAAAGTATATTTATTTAAAGTTAAAATATAATAATAAACATGTTTAGCATTAAAAGAACAAAAAATACTCCATTATACACACCAACCCCTAGATCAGATATTGGACGTGTTGATAACCCAAATCTTTCGGAAAAAGAAAAAGAAGAGATTCGAAAGGCAAAACAGATATCCGATTTGAATTTTCAAAAATCCTATTCAATCAGAACCGGCGAGTCTGCTAAGATGTCAGAAGATGATTTATAATCGTCCAATTTTATATATATACACATCTTCGCTGTGTATATATATTTATTAATACCACACCGTAGGGCGAGATAAACTAGCAGTCCCGACTTAATAGCAAATAAAATGATATAGTTATAGAAATAAAAACTATTATAAAATATAATATCTTATTGCGCTTTATATTTTTATCATATGAAGTAATAATTTGTTTGAATTGTTTTGTGTAGTTAATATTTATTTCGGTTGATGATTTTATGTATGAAGGATCAAAAAGGGATGATTTTGCTTTAAGTTTTAAATTCAATAACTTATCTGGTTCTTCTTTTGTTTTAAAGTTTATAACATCTATATGTGTGGATTGTTTAAAATTTAAGTAAGATACATCATTTGGATCTATATTTCCATTTATCCAATTCATTGAAGATATTTCAGTCCATATCAAATCAGTTTCAGAGTCGTATATTTTTTTTAGTTGATCCAATTCGACGCTGTTATTTTTATTTAAAAAATTATAAAGAATTTCAAGAAGCTGTTTCATTTTATTTTCTTTCAACCAAGCGTACGGAAATAGGTCATAGAAGTCACCGTCCCCATCTCTTATATTAAGTATTTTAAAGTAATCATCAAGATAGGTTTTGTCCAAAGTTTGGATGTAGTTTCTAGCATTAAAAGAAAGAATATATCTTAAAGATGTAGTCAATTGAAAAAGATTTGATATAATCAAGATTTTGTCGTCTCTGTATATATTTTGTATTAATAATGAACTTAATAATACACAAATTAATAAGTTTACAGATCGGGGGGATTTAATTAAATTAAAAGACATAATATTTATATATAGAAATATAAATATATAAGATGGAAAATTTGGACATTAAAGAAATATTGAGGAGTTGTGATTCCGACATTAAAAATTTAAATAAAAAAATTTACAAAGGAGAAAAAGCAAATAAAAAACTTGTGTGTCAAATTGATGCATTGAAAAAAAAACTTGAAGAAAAGACTTCAGACGCCAATAAAATAAACAAAGAATTGGATGAGTATAAAGATATTGTTCTTGTATTGAAAAAAGAACTAACTAAGAAAAAAACAGAGATTGATAACAGTAACGATTTGATTTTTCAAAACGAAAATATTACAATGAATAAAATAAAAATATACGTCGATTCTATCTTATTAAAGTATAAAGAAAAATATCAAAATATAGAATATGACAGTATCAATATTATTAATGAAAACAAAAAAATTGTAGAATCAATTGAATTATTATCAGCCGGAAAAATAAACTTTCTAAAAGATATCGAAATGTATAAAGAAAAAATAAAAGCAATAAAAGAAAATATAAATGAAAATAAACTGCAAAATATAAGGCTTTCGGACGACTATAAGAACACAATATTGAAAGTTGAAGAAGAAACAAAAGAAAAAGAACTCGATTTGAAAAATATTAGGCAAACATTCGACGAAAAAAGAAAAGAATATATTCAAATTTCTGAGAATAATAAAATTCTTAAATACAAAATTGAAACTGAAAGAGAGGCTTTGAAAAATAAAAAAGAAGATATTCTTAATAAAATTGATGTTGAAAATTCTAGGGTTAAAGATATACAAGCCAACATCGATGTTCTTAATAGCTATGAAATAGAATTCCCAGCATGGACTGGAAATGATGATATTAATAAAACATTTGAAAAAGCAAGAGACCTGTCATGCTTGAAAAATGATGAATATAAAAATTTAATTTATAGAAAGGAAATTGAAAATATGATCAAAAAAATATCAATCGATTATAAAAAACTTACTGATTTTAAAATTACGGCAGACGCCAGTGAAATTGAATACAAGGAAAAATTACTTTCGACTAGTACACAGTGTCAAAAATTAACCAATGAGAACTTAGAATTATTGGACATTAAAGATACAAATGAAAAAAAAATAAATGTATTAATTAATAGCAATATTGAATTGAAGCAAGAAAATAATAGTAAAAAAGAAGTTATAGACGGGCTAGAAAATAGACTTGAAGTGCTGACCGAAGAAAACAAAAGTCTTTTTCTTGAGAAAAATAAATGTGATGACTTTCTAACTAAATTGAAGAAAGACAATAATAGTAAAAAAGAAATTATAGACGGGATCGAAAATAGACTTGAAATGCTGACAGAAGACAACGCGAGACTTTTTGCTGTTAAAAATAAGGCAGAAGATTTAATTAAAAAATTAAGAGATATTAATCTACAATTAACAAATGATATCGATAGTAAAGTAAATAATATTTCAATTTTGGAAAATAAAGTTGAAGAAATGTCCAAGGATATAGAAAGACTTAATAATTCGACAAAATGCATAGATGATATGAAAAATATTATATCTGATTTGAAGACTAGAATAGCAGAATCGTGTGAAATAATATCTAATTTATCTGATAAAGTAATAAAACTTGAATCCGAAAATGAAAGAATACCAGAAATGAAAAAATATATTTTAAATGCAGAAAATGAGTTGAACTATTTAAATTCAACCAATCGAAATTACGTATGTGAGATAAAAAACAACAATGAAATTATACTGAAAAATGAACAAGAAATTAAACAATACAAAGAACTTATAAACAAAAATGAACACGAAATTGAATCTGTAAAAATATATATGTCACAGCTTGAAACCCATATAAGTAGTTCCAATGTAGAAAATAAAAAAAAAGAAAAAGAAAATGAAAAATACAGACACCTTATAGTTAAAAAAGAAGAAAAAATTGAATCTTTAAAAACATCTATGTCACAACTTGAAACCAATCTGTCCCAGCTTGAAACCCATATAAGTAGTTCCAATGTAGAAAATAAAAAAAAAGAAAAAGAAAATGAAAAATACAGAGACCTTATAGCTAAAAAAGAAGAAGAAATTGAATCTTTAAAAACATATATGTCACAGCTTGAAACACATATAAGTAGTTCCAATGTAGAAAATAAAAAAAACGAAAAAGAAAATGAAAAATACAGAGACCTTATAGGTAAAAAAGAAGAAGAACTTGATTCTGTAAAACCATATGTTGTAGAACTTGAAACCCATATAAGTAATTTAAATGCAGAACATAAAAAATATATAGAAGATATTAAAATTAAAAGTGACTTTATTAAAAAAAAAGAAAACGAAAATGAAAAATACAGAGAATTTGTAGTTAAAAAAGAAGAAGAACTTGATTCTGTAAAACAATACATTATGGAACTTGAAACGCATATAAATAATTTAAATGTAGAACATAGAAAATATATTGAAGATATTAAAATCAAAAGTGACCTTATTAAAAAAAAAGAAAATGAAAATGAATACATGAAACAATCGATGATAAATCTTGAAAATAAAATTAACCTGGAAATTGATGATGTTAATGCAGTAAAAAAATTAACTGACGACTTGGATGAATATAGAACAAAACTTGTAACTACTGAAAATGAGTTGACAAGGTATGTTGGTCTATATAATTCAATAAGAGGAGAATGCGACACTCTGAAGGCTATTCAAATAGATGGTGAGATTAACATTAATGAATATAAATCAATGAAAGAAATGCATGAATTGAGCAAACAGAAAATATTCGAATTAAGACAAGAGATCCAAAAATACCAATTTCAACGTGGGTATGGAGCTAAAAAATAATAAATGGTCACCAACGGCGCCGCTCAGCGGCGGGGCTATGCCACACTGCTGAGCGGCCTCCGCTAAATCGGTCACATAGGGTAACTGAGACCAAAGATGTTTGTAACTATAGAATATTTAAAGATAAAATATCTCAATATATAAATGAATCCGCATCATGAAGAATGGACAAAAGAAAATTCATTGACTTCTCAAGAAGACAGAGATCGAGAGAATAAATGGAGACCCGATCAAGGGTGTGTTAAATTAACAAATAACGAAGTAAAAGAAGCTATGAAAGAATTAAATAAAACAGACTTTATAGATAAATTTCCCAAAGTTGATAGAGTTTATGCAGATCCATCATTGCCTCTTCAAACATATGGATTGATATCGTTTACTCCAGCAAAAGGATCAACCCCAAATAAAGATGGTGTATTTGGATTTGCTAAATTGAGAGGAAATTTTTCTTCAAAGCTTGAGGCCGACGAAAGAGCTGAATTTCTTATTCGAAAAGTTGATTCGTATCATAAGATTTATCATACTTATGTGGGCCGACCTTTTCCTATAACTTTTAGTTCAAACTATTCTGCCGAGACAAATGAAGTTGATATAAGGAAAGAAATGGCTGATACTATCTCATCTGATATAAAATCACATAAGCAAGATGATCAAAAAACTATTGAGGAAATAAGACAGCGAGAAGAAAAGCTTGTAGAAGAATCCAAACAGGACGGTGAAGATCCATTTGAAACATATATAACGCTTAAAGTAAAAAAATCACAATTGGAATGGACGTATATGGAACACTTGAAGAAAATTAAAGAAATCAAAAAAATTGTTCTTCAGACTAGAGAAACTCTATCCGAAATGGATACTCAAAATCCCGACTTTATTAAAAATTATTTTAATAAATATATGAAGGCTAGATCTGACGCCGGATTTAAAGAAAATTCATCTGAAAAAAGTTTCATCTCCTACATGGGAGAAGATATACAACTTCCTGGTGTAGATTCCACTTCTATCGATGATTATCTTCTTTCACTTGACCGCTTTAGCGGCGCCGTTGGTGACACGAAGTGCACTGGACCGCCTGTTACACAGAGTGGAGGTGACCTCTCTGTCGCCGATCCGGAAGCTCCGCTGTCACCTCCTTCGGAGGAGGCCCGTTACACAGCGTCAACATCTTAAACATAAATATAATAAATATTTAATATATTAAATATATTAAATATTTTTATCTAATATTAGCTAAAACAATAGTTAATTCTTTTATCATTTTGCTTATTGTTATTTCAGAAAGGTTTACAATATTGGCAAACTCTTTTATACTTATTCCTATTTTTTTTTGTGTAATCCAATAAAATGCTACCCCAGCAGCTATGCTTTGAGGCCTTGATCTATTCAATTTTGATGATCTATTTTTTACGGTATTGTAAAGGTCGACAACCTCCTGATGCTGGTCTGTAGACGCTTTGAAGTTTTCCAAAATTGTTTTTAATAAATGATCTGGCGTTATATGCGTCATATTTAATCTAATTTCTTTTGAAGAATTAAGATTAACATGTTTAATTCCTTTAAGACCACTTTTTCTGGTTATTTTAAAAATCTCTATTAACTTGTCATGCGACTGAGGAATTCCTTCCATTTTAAATGCATGAAATACACATGCAAAAACAATTGATTTTCTAGAATTTCCTCTAAAAATTTTTGAATTCGTTACATGTGTGTATATATTATTTGCTTTTAAAATAATCTTATCGCTAAACCCAAATCCTTCAACATCTTTATATATGTTTTTATCGTCCATTTTCCTAATGCAAACTCTGCTTGGATCTCCGGATCTTCCCGAATCTGAATTATTAAAGTATCTCCATTCTTTATCATTTAAAATACTTTTTTTCATCTCCATTCCGCATTCACTACATGTTATCATTCCATTTTCATCTATCAAATTATGATTGCATTCGCTTGCGTCCGACATAACAGAGCTTTCATCAGACCATTCCGGCACTAGAAGCGAAGCTGCCCTATTATAATCATTATTTATAACTCCACCTGAACAGCTAAGCTTCTGGCCGCTTTGTTGTCCACCAGTCAAAGAAGTTTCATTATAAATCTTTAATATATTATCATAATATTCATCAGCCATATAATATTAATTTAATATATTAATATTAAATTTCCTTTTTATATATGTATAATTTTACACATCTTTACTCTTTTGTGTTTGCAGATTCGCGTCCAGCCCTAGGTGTTCGGAGAATCGGCCCGCGGCTTCGCCGTGGCTTCATAATTATATATTGCCCTTGTTTCATCATTTAAATTTCTCCATTGTTTAGCTAATTCTTTCATAACTTTTTGAGGTTTCATATTTGGAAACTTTTGCTTAACGACTGGTCTGTTTTCATTGCAAAAAATAATATATCCTGACAAGCGTCTTTTTTTAACTTTACAATCGTCAGAAACTTTTAATCCACCACCGCCTTCTGTCACCTGCGACCCGGGTACCGGGCGGGCCGATTCTCGGTCCGAAGGAGGAGGCCGCTCCGCGGTCACTGCCTCTGGCAGCGGCCCGTTACCCTCTGCGTTCCTCTTCGAGGTACACTGAGTGACCGCTAAAGCGGAGGCCTCTTCGCGGTCACCAACGACTCCTTTCGTATCTGGCTCCGTACAATCATCCCTACGGGAGGCTTCCACAAAGCGGTAATCTTTCCATCTTCTAGCCAATTCGGAATAAACTTCTCTTGGTTTTATATTTGGAATGTCTCTTTTAACCAAATTTCTATTCTCTTTACAAAACTCCAAAAATTTATTTGTCTTTTTTTTAACTTCAATATGAGGCTCCTTTTCTGATATACCATTTTTTACCCTTTCTCTTTTTTGTCTTTGTGTAAGAGGTAATAACTTTTCGAATTCTTTTATCAATTCATTTTTTTGTATATCCGGACATTTTTCGAATTCACAGATAAGGTAGTTATTTTTGTTTTCAATATATACACAGTCATTAAAGTCAACATCATTTAGTACATTTAAAATATTTTTTTGATTCCTCTTCGAGGTCCATTTCTTATAAAATTTTTTATCCATTTTTTCAATAATACAATCAACCTTTTTTATAATTTTATCAAGTATATTACTTTTATCGACGTTCATTTATTTAACCTGATGAATCAAACGTTCAATATTTCATTTTTAAGATATAATAATTATTAATAATAATATATAAATGATTATTAATAAATCAACTATAAATTTAAAAAAATTGTTTTCATGTAAGTCAATACAAACTATAAACTATTATTTGGAAAATAAAAAAAAATCAAAATACTATATAAAAAAAAGTTCAATACATAATTGTTTATTTGATATAGATGAATCAGACAGTGGCTATATTTCACAAGGAAAGTGTGGGGTGGTTAGAAAAGGTCATTTTTTATCATCTGACGGATCAATTAAATATATATTCTTTAAAATTTTTATTTCATCAATATATAATACGATTGACCTAGAAGAAATTAAATACGCCATCGAATTAAACAAGCTTTCTCCAGATAACGTTATTAAATTGGAATGTATTGAAAAATGTAATTTTTTTAAATTCAATACCCCAAAAGTAAAAAAGTCAGACTCCTCAATTGTTGAGAAAAGAGGTGACCGCGGAGCGGCCGCCCCCGAGGGGGGTGAGGTCATAAACGATAAAAAAGAACTGATAATACTAGGAATGGAAAAAGGAAAATCAGATCTTAATTCATATTTAATAAATGTTCAAAACGATCTTTATGAGTTTGAAAGAATACTATCTCTCTCTTTGGATGCATGTGATTCTGTAAATAGATGCGGATATTTTCATAGAGATATAAAACCAAGTAATATTGTTATTGTAAATAGAAATGAAATAAATGTTCCTGTATTAATTGATTTCGGTTATATGTGTTATATGTCAAATATAGATGGAAAATATAATCTGTCAGACAAAAATCCCCCATTGGATTCTTTTTATTTGGCTCTTCATATACTTCATAAATTCGATGACCTCTCCGAAGCCGTCAGAAATTTGTGCTTATATTATTCTTTCAAATTTTATAGAATCGTTAAATTTTATATACCAGATGACTTTCAAATAAAAAATATCAATAAAATTTTTTTTAATCACTATTTTAATAATCCTATAGATTCAGATTATTTCGAAAATGTTTTCTTGAAATATTTTAAACAAACTTCTATTCAAAATTTATCAATTGATTTTGCCGATATTTTAAAGTATATCAATAGTAGAGTTACAAATGAAACAGAGGTTTTAATAAGTTCAGTAGAAATTAAAAACTATAAAGATTCTTTATCTTTATTTAATATTATACATACTGAATTTATAAATTAATTTATAAATCATTTATATATATTATTAATAAATATATAAATGAGTAATAATTTTAAAATTGTAAATTCTACAAATAATTTTAATTTGGTTGAAAACGCTGGAATTCCCATTTATAATGCTTCTTCTATCTTAACAGAACCAATAACTTTTCAAAATATTACACCTGGTGATTTAATTGTATATAATGGAGTTGAATGGATAAATTCTCCAAATCAAGCACCAACTGGTTCAACAGGTCAACCTGGATATACTGGTCCAACTGGGCCTGGCGGCAGTGCAACAAACACAGGTGCAACTGGATATACTGGTCCAACTGGGCCTGGCGGCAGTGCAACAAACACAGGTGCAACTGGATATACTGGTCCAACTGGATATACAGGTCCAACCGGAGAGCCTGGTTCTTCATCAAACACAGGTGCAACTGGAGATACAGGTCCAACTGGAGATACAGGTCCAACCGGGGAGCCTGGTTCTTCAACAAACACCGGTGCAACTGGGGTCACTGGATATACTGGACCAACTGGAGATACTGGATATACTGGACCAACTGGAGATACTGGATATACTGGTCCAACTGGAGATACTGGATATACTGGAGATACTGGATATACTGGTCCAACTGGAGATACTGGATATACTGGAGATACTGGATATACTGGACCAACTGGAGATACTGGATATACTGGACCAACTGGAGATACTGGATATACTGGAGATACTGGACCAACCGGAGATACTGGATATACTGGAGATACTGGAGATACTGGACCAACCGGGAATGATTCAACTGTACCTGGTCCAACTGGAAATACTGGCCCAACTGGAAGAGATGGGTCTTCAACAATGACAGGTGCGACTGGACCGACCGGTCAAGCTGGGAATAATATACCAGTAGGATCTGTATTTGGAGAATATATGTATTGGGATCCAGCCAACGCTCCGAATTGGAAAATAGGTAGTCAAAATATAATTGTCGGAAGTCAGGCAGGGGAGTTTTCACAAGGAACTCAAGCAGTCGCGGTTGGGTATCAGGCTGGACAGAATACGCAAGGAAGTGGTGCAGTAGCAATCGGAAGTCAGGCAGGGCAGAATACGCAAGGAAGTGGTGCAATTGCGATTGGAAATCAGGCAGGTCGGGCTACACAAGGACAAAACACAGTGGCAATCGGAAATCAGGCTGGTCAAACTAATCAAAATGGAAATTCAGTTTCAATTGGAAATTTGACAGCTCAAAATTTCCAAGGTAGTGGCTCGGTAGCTATTGGATTTTCGGCTGCACAAAGTACACAAGGACAAAACGCAGTTGCAATAGGAATTGCAGCTGCAAGAACACAACAAGGATCTAATGCAGTGGCGATTGGAAATCAGGCAGGTCAAGGTACACAAGGAAGTGGAGCAGTAGCTATTGGATTTGCGGCTGGACAGAATACACAAGGAACCGATTCTGTAGCTGTAGGTATTTCTGCTGGTCAAAATGGACAAGGAAATTTGTCTATAGCAATTGGAAAGAATTCTGGTCAAAATGGACAAGGAGTTGGGTCAATTGCGTTTGGATTTCTGTCTGGTAATAATACACAAGGAAATTCGTCTATAGCGGTTGGAATTCAGGCTGGACAGAATGCACAAGGAATAAATTCGGTTGCAATAGGACAACAGGCTGGATCATTTACCCAGGGAAATTTATCAATCGCGGTTGGAAATCAATCTGGTCAGAATACACAAGGACAGCAATCAGTTGCAATTGGACAACAGGCTGGACAGATTGCACAATCAAGTAGGTCAGTTGCAATTGGATATCAGACTGGACAGAATACGCAAGGACAACAAGCAGTCGCAGTTGGAAATCAGACAGGTCAAAATAAACAAGGAGATAATTCAGTAGCAATTGGAAATCAAGCTGGACAGATACAACAAGGAACTCAAGCAGTAGCAATTGGATTTGTGGCTGGACAAACACAACAAGGAACAGGGTCGGTCGCGGTGGGGATTCAGGCAGGTCAAGATTCACAGGAACAAAACTGTGTGGCGGTTGGAAATTCTGCTGGACAAAGTACACAGGGAAGTGGTTCGGTAGCGGTTGGGTATCAGGCAGGGCAGAATATACAAGGACAAAATTCAGTTGCAATTGGAGATCTGACTGGACAAAGTACACAAGGAAGTGGTGCAATTGCGGTTGGTTATCAGGCCGGTCAAAATAATCAAAATATAAATTCGGTTTCAATTGGAGTTCAGGCCGGTCAAACACAACAAGGCATCCAATCAATAGGGATTGGACTTCAGGCAGGTCAGACTTCACAGGGTCAAAACTCAATAGCAATTGGGTGTCAGGCTGGACAGATTACACAAGGACCGGGTGGAATCGCGTTTGGATATCAGGCTGGGTCAACTGGACAAGGAACTCAAGCAGTAGCAATTGGATTTTTGTCTGGACAGAATACACAAGGACAAAATGGAGTAGCAATCGGATCTGGATCTGGACAATTTATACAAGGAAGTGGTGCAGTCGCGGTTGGATTCAACGCTGCTAGGAGCACACAAGGACAAAATGCAGTCGCGGTAGGAAATCAGGCTGGTCTGAATTTACAAGGAAGTGGTGCAGTTGCACTTGGAGTTCAGGCTGGGCAAACACAACAAGGAGTGAATTCGGTCGCGGTCGGAAATTCTGCTGGTCTGAATACACAAGGAAGTAGTGCAATTTCAATTGGATTTTCTGCTGGTCAGAATTTTCAAGGAACTAATGCAATAGCTATTGGAAATTCTTCTGGTCAGGGTACGCAAGGAGTGAATTCAGTCGCGGTTGGAAATCTGGCAGGTCAGAATACACAAAGAAGTGCTTCAGTTGCAATTGGATTTCAGGCCGGTCAAATAAACCAAGGATCTAGTTCAGTAGCAGTTGGAGTTAATGCTGGTCAAAATACACAAGGACAACAAGCAGTCGCGGTTGGAGTCAGCGCGGGCCAGACTTCACAAGGAATAGGGGCAATCGCGGTTGGATATTTTGCTGGACAAAATACACAAGGAAGTGCTGCAGTTGCGATTGGATATCAGGCTGGTCAATCTTCACAAGGAAGTGGTGCAGTATCGATTGGAAATCTGGCTGGTCAAACACAGCAAGAACAATGGACAGTAGCGATTGGATTTCAGGCCGGTCGGAATAACCAAGGTAGCAATTCGATTTCGATTGGAGTAAGTTCGGGTCAGGGTGCACAAGGACAAAATTCAGTCTCTGTTGGAAGTTTTTCTGCTCAGAATTCACAAGGAAGTGGTGCAGTTGCAATTGGATTTCAGGCCGCAAGGACAAATCAAGGATTAAACTCGATTGCGGTTGGAGTTCAGGCTGGTCAAAATACACAAGGATTTAATTCAGTAGCAATCGGAACGCAGGCGGGACAAACACAACAATTATCTAATTCGGTTGCGGTTGGAAATCAGGCTGGTCAATATATACAAGGAATTCAAGCAGTAGCAATCGGAGCACAGGCGGGACAAACAAATCAAGGAGATCAGACAGTTGCAATTGGAGTTGCGGCTGGTAATATTTTACAAGGACAATACGCTGTCGCTATTGGAACTAATTCGGGGGGTCTAAATCAAGGGGGAAATTCAGTTGCGGTTGGAAATCTGGCTGGTGCTAATACCCAAGGAAGTGGTGCAATTGCGGTTGGAAATAGTGCTGGTCAAGATTTGCAAGCGGATAGCGCAGTAGCGGTTGGAAATTCCGCTGGAAAAAATACACAAGGAACCGGTTCGGTAGCGATTGGGTATCAGTCTGGGCAGAATATACAAGGAAGTAGTGCAGTCGCAGTTGGGTATCAGGCAGGTCAGGGTACGCAAGGAGTGAATTCAGTCGCGGTTGGAAATCTGGCAGGTCAGAATACACAAAGAAGTGCTTCAGTTGCAATTGGATTTCAGGCCGGTCAAATAAACCAAGGAACTCAATCAGTAGCAATTGGAAATCAGGCTGGGCAGAATACACAAGGGGGTAGCGCAGTAGCGATTGGAAGCAACGCAGGCCAGATTTCGCAAGGAATAGGGGCAATCGCGGTTGGAATTTTTTCTGGTAATAGTTTACAAGGAAGCGGAGCAATATCGATTGGAAATCAGGCCGGTCAATCTTCACAAGGAAGTAGTGCAGTATCTATTGGAAATCTGGCTGGTCAAACACAGCAGGAACAATGGACAGTAGCAATCGGATTTAATGCCGGTCGGAATAACCAAGGTAGCAATTCTATTTCGATTGGAGTAAATTCAGGTCAAGATATACAGGGGCAAAATTCAGTTGCTGTTGGAAGTTTTTCTGCTCAGAATTCACAAGGAAGTGGTGCAGTTGCAATTGGATTTCAGGCCGCAAGGACAAATCAAGGAGTAAACTCTATTGCGGTTGGAGTTCAGGCTGGACAAACATATCAAGGATCTGGAGCAGTTTCGGTTGGATTTCAGGCTGGTCAAAATACACAAGGACAAGCCTCTGTTGCAATTGGTGGTCTGGCTGGTCAAACACAACAAGGAAGTGGTGCAGTCGCGGTTGGGTATCGGGCTGGTCAGAATGCACAAGGAACTAATACAGTCGCGGTTGGAAATTCTGCTGGTATAAATACACAAGGAAGTGCTGCAGTTGCGATTGGATTTCAGGCTGGTCAGAATGCACAAGGAACTAATACAGTCGCGGTAGGAAATCAGGCTGGTGGAAATACACAAGGAAGTGGTGCAGTCGCGGTTGGGTATCTGGCTGGTCAGAATGCACAAGGAACTAATACAGTCGCGGTAGGACTATCTGCTGGTCAATCTTCTCAAGGACAAAATGCAGTTGCGATTGGACTTACTGCTGGACAGAATACACAAGGATATGCTGCTGTTGCGATTGGATATCAGGCTGGTCAATCTTCACAAGGAACACGTGCAATTGCAGTTGGAATTCAGGCTGGACAAAACCAACAAGGAACTCAAGCAATAGCGTTTGGGAATAATGCTGGTAATAATGTACAAGGACAAAACGCAGTTGCGGTTGGAAATCTGGCTGGTTCAACACAACAAGGACTTAGTGCAATTGCAATCGGACCAGGTGCAGGGTCTATTTTTCAAGGACTATCATCAGTAGCTATTGGAAATGCTTCTGCTAATAGTTCACAAGGAATTTATGCAGTTGCTGTTGGAAACCTTTCGGGTTTTAATTCACAAGGAAGTAGTGCAGTTGCAGTTGGATATGCAGCTGGTAATAATTATCAAGGAATTCAAGCAGTTTCACTTGGACCACTGGCTGGTCAGAATACACAAGGAAGTGGTGCAGTTGCAATTGGATTTTCCGCTGGTCAGAATTCACATGGAACTAATGCGATCGCGGTTGGATCTTCGGCTGGACAAACACAACAAGGAGAAAATGCAGTTGCAATTGGAAAT